GCCAGGATTAATCTTCCTAGGTTTTCTACCAGAATTAGTTCTTGCTGCTCTTACTTGCTCTTCTGTTAATCCAGCAGTGTTCTTAGCATGTTCATATAAATCTTTCTTAGGTACTTTATTATTAATACCATTAGCATATCCTGCTTCTAATTTATCAATAACAGTATTAGCTTCTTCTACTTCAGATAAAGTTTTTGTTGGTTTACTTTTACCAATAAATTTTTTAGCAGTTCTATAGCCAACTACAGGTATAACAGAAACAGCAGCAGCTAAGACTGCATCTCTACCTACAAGACCAGCATCGACCTCACCTGTTTCTACTTCTTGTTCTGCAGCGCTGTATGCTCCACCAAACGCACCAGAAAACCCTAGTATTTTAGGTAACGTAGTCATTGATCCTCCAATAGCAACAGTAGGATCAGCAAGTACACCACCAATAGTACCTATTACATTAGCAGAAGTATCTTCACCGTATACTTTGTTAGATGCTTCAACATCAGCAAACTCTTCTGCTAGTTGTTTGTTTCTTAGATCAGTAAGATACTCTCTTCGTTGATCGTAAGACATATCCATAAACTCTTTACCATATAATTCTTCAGGTGAGTAGTAACCAAACCCTTCTTCTGAATCATAGATATTACCTAATGGCATATAAGACTCTGCCATAATAGTAAGGTTGTTTGCAAACGATTTAGTACTAGCAAACCTAGCACCCATCTGCTCAGACCAAGATGCTTTTTGAATAGGAACTAATCTTTCTTTTGGCGGTAACTCAGGAGCATCTGTATCTGTCACAGCCTCAGATAAATTAACACCAATAGGAACAAGCCTATCTTTAGGAGGCAATGTTTGAGCCATTAATCACTTACCTTTTGTATAGGGTTACCTTCATCATCTACCAGCCATATAGAACCATCTAAAGTATCTTGTACTAATTTAGTAGGATCATACATTTTAGACAATTCTTCTACAGATTTAGTTTGTTGTTTTGTCTCAGGCTGTCCTTCAGGCTGTGCTTCAGGCTGTGCTTCTGATTGTAAGACAGCCTTACCATACCTATCAAAAACTAAAGGAGTTTCTGGATCTGCTCCTACAAACTTTTTAATTTCTTGCCACCAGTTTAAGTCACCTTCTTTAAACATGTTTGATTTAATAGCTTCATCTATTGCTTTGTTTATAGCTCGTGGCTCACTTAATCCTTTATGTTGTTGAGAAGCTCCTGAAATAAAATTAACAGCTTTTTCCTTTTCTTTGTTGGATAAGTTTTTTAATACAGGATGTTCTTCTATAGCTGATAATACAAGTTCTTCATCTCTGCCAGTAGAACCTGGAACAGCAGGAGGTTCTTTAAACTTTAAAGTTCCTTCCGGTGCTTCTTCTACAGAACCATCTTGAAACTGTCTATAAATTACTCCGTTTCTTGTATGACCAAAAAACTTTTCACCATTAAATTCGTAAACTCCTTCACCTTTTATAGTAGGCATAGCTGCTGCTTCTGCATCGGCTATTCGTTTTAGTCTAGTAGATTCTTCTTCTAGTAACTCACGTTCTCTTTCTGCTGTCCATATCTTTAACTCAGGTAAGTCATACTCATCTGCAAGCTGTGAGATCATAGCAATCTTACTAGGATCGTTTAAGTCTTCAGCACTAAGGTCACTAAATACTTTACGCATAGCAATAGATTTAGCAATACGTGGGTCTTGCATCTGATCTGTGTACCCAAACATACCAGCTAATCCTTTACCAACACCCATAGCTATGTTGTAGCCAGACTGATAGAAGTCCCTAGCTGCTTGAGTCTCTTGACCAGCAAGTGATTGTTGTAGCTGTGCTTGTTGTCTTAGTCTTTCCTGTTGATTACGATCATATACAATCTCTTCAGCAGTGGGACCAAACAAAGATGCAATACTTGACATACTATTTATCCTTATCTTGGTAGTTGTTGTGACGCTAGGTAGTTACCAAACATTGTTTGTCTATCTACACCTAACTGCATAGGCGTAGTAGTAGACTGAGGACTAAACATACCCATACCATACATAGTACCTAAGTTAGTTATGCCTTGACCCATACCAGCCATCTGCTGTGCTTTTGCAGTAGCAGCTTGTCGCTGTAAATTACCAGCAGCAGATTGTCCTGCAAGCATGGTGTTAGATGCGTTGGTGTTAGCTGTAGTTACACGCTGTCCTAATGCTGTACCTATATCCATTGGTTGTTGTGCTGCCTGTTCTAATGCTTGAGCAGTAGAGAACTGGCTTGTAAATGGAGCTAGTGCAGCTTGTTGTGTTGTGTATCCTTGACCTAGTAGTCCAGCACCTTGACCAAATAATCCAGCACCTAGCGCTGCTCTGTTTAAATAGGCTTGATCTACGTTAGCTAGTAACTGTTGATCTCTACGGTTACGAGATTCAGCTAGTGCTTGTAGTTCTGGTTGCCCACCAGTACCAACACTTAGTCCACCTCGTCCACGACCAAACACACCAGCAGCTAGTCTTTGTTCTTCTTCTATGTCGTAAGGACGTAGCAAAGCCTGTTGCTCTGCCATAATCTGCTCTCTACTCTGAGGCATTTCTTGTTGACCTAAAGCAAATAAACCTTCTGCTGCTCTTTGAAACTGTGGCTGGTATGTAGCTGCTTGTTCAGCTTGACCAAGACTTGTGCCATATATTCTACTTAGTTGATCCTGAAGAGCAGTTACTTCTGGACTACCTTGATAAGTATAGCCAGTTAATCTGTTGTCAGTAAACTGTGGCGTAGCAGAACCAAACCGAGTAGTAATACCTACTGGTCTAAATCGTTGTTCTTCAGCAGCTATCCGAGCAGCTTCAACTTGTGCTGCTGCTTGTGAGTTCATTGCTGCAGCCTGTTTCTTGGCTGCCCTGTTTTGCATCAGCCCTCCGACTACTGCGCTACCTACTACTGCTTGCCACATAATATATCCTCTTCTGTCATTAAAGTGTTACCATTTATTTAACGGACATTTATTCTGTTCAAATTTAACTTTTAATTTAAGTACACAACCACATTTAGTGCATACACCTAGTTTACTTTTTTCACAAGAATCACATATTTCTTTACGTCTAATTTCTGTTTCTTTGTCTGTAAGTTTAGGCATTATTACCATGATAATTTAGCCCCTCCAGCTAAAGCATTACCACCGTTTCCTGTACAACTACCGCCTGATCCACCTGTACCATAACCAGAACCATTAGTACCTCCAGGAGATACAAAGTCTGAACCACTATAGTAGTAACCAGCTATTGCTCCGCCACCTGCTCTTGTGTACAAAACAGTTGCGCCTCTTTTAATTTCAGTTGCTGCTCCACTAGTACCTATTCTTTGTGGTGCTTGAAACGCCCAGCAACAACCACCTATACCACCTGCACCAACAACCACTGTTAGTGTTTCTCCAGGTGTCACAGCAAAAGACTGTGCTGTTGTATAAGCCTGACCTGCGAGTCCAGGGAAACCTGAGTGACAGTCTCCACTATGGTATCCAGAAGGACCGCCTCCTCCACCTCCAGACATCTTATCTAAACTTAAACTAAAAACACCTTGAGGAACTACAAATGAGTAAGTACCTGCTGTAGTGTATTCTTGAGTACCTGTAGGTGGAAACACTTGCTTCCAAACACCAGCGTCATTTACATAAAGATTAGTGACTGTTTTCCAAGTACCTGCGTCTTTAACATAAAGCTCGTTAGGATCTTTAATGGTATCTGAATGTTTAACAGATAGTCTCATGATGCAACTTTATACCAAATGTCTCCGTTAGATCCACCGCTTGGATTAGCAGTTGACACAGTTTTATTTCCTGATCCATTAGTACCTACAGTAACACTGTTAACTGTAGTTCCTGTAAGAGTACCTCCTGTTATAGCTACTGAGTCAGAATCTTGTGTAGATAATGTTCCAAGAGAACTTGTAGCATTTGTCACAGCAGTAGTTACAAAAGCTGTAGTCGCTATTTGTGTGCTATTAGTTCCTGCAGAAGCTGTAGGTGAGCTAGGTACTCCAGTTAAAGCAGGACCATCAAGGTCTGCTTTAGAATTAACAGCAGCTTCAACAGCAATAAGTTCTGCATCTACTTCTGATCCTTTAATAAGTTTACCTGGATCACCAGAAGTTAATCCATCTTTAGTTGTAAAATTTGTAGATTTACTATACGATGACATTCTTATTCCTTAAATTGTTTTACCAGCTTTAACATAAACATCTATTTTTTGTATTGATAAAGGATTTTGATTAATGTCTGCTTCAAATCCTAGTTGAATAATAGAACCAGAACCTGCTAGGTTAGACTTAACTTCTTCCAACGCAAGACCGTTTGTATATTCACCGATGCTGTATTCATCTATGTTGTATTGAGTAACAGTACCTGCCTTTAATGTTTTTCTTATATCTCGATAAGAACTAATATAATCAAATCCATATTTAATAACTACATTCTGACCAACTCCACCTACAACTGTAAAGTTTCCTTTCTTTAAAAACTTTAATGTTGTTGGACCACCTAAATCAAAATGATTAGTAAAATACTTCATTTTATAGGTTGCTGTGTCATCTAAATGACCAGTGTATTTACCTAAGTATCCTGCTTTACCTATGAGAAGATCGCCTGTATAAGTGACATGTAAGGCGGTGGGTTCAATGCTATCCCAGATAGTAACCCTTGCTGCACCATTCTGTAGTCTACCTCGTAGATCAAAACAAAATACATACTTAGATGTTGGTAGTGTTAAAATATAAAAAGCATCTTTAGGATAGTAAGCTGCTTTAATCTTAATTGTGTTAGTACCTTGAGACTCTACAAAAGAAACTAAGTCATCTCTAACATTAAACGATATGTCATTAATAGGTGCTGACTTTTCCTGAATAACACGAGCAATACTTCTTACGCCTGTGTCAGACAAGAACATAACATCCGTACCTGTGTTGACAATACTATCTCTAGCAATACAACCTACGTTAGCTACTAAGTCTACTAACTCTAATCTTGTTACATCAATAGGGTTAGCATAAATAGCAATGTTTCTTCTACCAAATATAATTAAGAAACCGTTGTGTGCTGCTAGTCCTACTATCTCGTCTCCATTAGGAAACACATCAATCAATGACAAGTAACCTGAGTCACCTGTTGCTAAGTTAGTACCATCTAGTAACGCACTAAAGTAAAGTGTCTGTTCATCATTAACAATGTCAGCCCACCATGTTCTACCATAAGCACCTAAAACTACATTAGGCTTAAAATCACTAGGAGAAGCATAGGTGGTAGGTACTGAGCCAGCGTCACTAAGTAAATTAAAACCGTAAGCACCTGTGTGTGCATGACTAGCTCCTAGTTTGTGATAGACCAAAGGTAGATGACCTGCTTGTGCTAAGTAAGCATGAGGACTAATATCTGGTCCTTCACCGTAAACAATACTAGCACCCATCCAATCATTACCTGTGATGGTGTATGCTGTTGTACCTGTTCCTGCTGCGTCAGCTACTGTAGTATTTACTTCAGTAACTAATGTACTTGCACCACTAGCTTTTGACAGTATTAAATTATTACCAGCACATAGTGTTACATCTGTCTCAGGTATGTTATAAATAAACTCAATGTCGTTTGCTACTAGATCAGAATTAGTAGAACTGTTTACTTTCTGCCAACCTCGTCTAGCACCTATACGACCAAACTTATCTATAACACAGTTGTATGCTTCTAATGCGTAGCCTGATGCAAGATCAACACTACTCTCTTGTGTATTAACACCAAGAAAACCTGGTGCTGATATTGTCGATGATTGTAATCTTCCAGCCATTAGACTTGATGCCAAACATATTCGTCACTGTATCTACCGTTCTCAATAGCTATATGATCCGCTAAAGATAAATCAGCTAGTGCAGTAGCTTCTTGTGCTGCTAGTCCACCATCCTCACCACGTTCTGCTACAGCCATTGCATAAGCATATTTAAGAACAGGTTCAGCAGGTACAACTAAC